AACCAGAAGATTTACACTCCAAAAGAGATTGAGCAAGCCAAGAAAGAAGCTGAAGCAAAGGCTAAAGCTAACGGATGGCAGAGTATGGCTTATAAGTTTTATGCCAAGAAAGGCAAGAAATGATGAAAACTAAACTAAACAAAGTTGGTAAAGCTAAAGTGGCTACTGTCATGCACGAGTTTGGTAAGGGTGAATTGCACTCTGGCAAAGGTGGTAAGGTTGTAAAGAGCCGTGACCAAGCGATTGCCATTGCTATGTCAGAAGCTGCTAAAAAGATGGGCAGGATGAAATAATGGCTGAACTAAGGGCTACTCCTTATGCTAATCCATTAACAGGGTTATCCAACGATGTTATCCAAGGCTTGCTTGGTTACATGAAGGATAGAAATCGAACACAGCAGATGCAAGGTCTAGCTGGTTTGTTGGAAAGTACAGGAATCCCTAAGACTATAGAACGAGCAGCTTATGCTGAAAGTCCTGCTGGTCTGCTAAATGCGTTGACAAATGTAAATCGTGCCAATGTACCATTGCTAAAGCCTGAGACTGCTGATGCATTGCTGACGCTATCACCAGTACCATCTGGCGCAAATAAAGCTGCTATGGCTGCTGGTAAGGCTGGTGAACAATATGCAGAGAAGGTAGTTCCTCAGATTCTTGAGCGTGGTGGTTTACCTGCTGGCTTGCTTCAAGACTTGGCACAAGGCACAAGAAGTCAAATATTTATTGGGCCATCGTCAAAAGCATTTGATAAACACGCAGCCATTACAGCCTTTCAATTAGAGAAAAAAGGCGTATCTCCACAAGAAATTTGGCAACAAACAGGTACTGTGCGTGGGCCTGATGGTCAATGGAGACAAGAAATAAGCGATATGGCATCCAGCATCAAAGGTAATAAACCTTTTGAAGATGTGATTATGGGTGCTTATCAAAAAGGCGCAGCAAATACAGGAAATCAACTTTATAAGACTACTGTTGAAGATGTGCTTATGCACAATCGTTTAAAAGATGCTTATCCTGAAATAATGGGCATTGAAACGCAAATGATGCGTAAAGGTGCAAACCAAAATGTTCGTGGCAGTTTAGGTACTGATTCGCTTAATAAAGAGCAAATTCTTCAGGTAAGAAAAGATTTATCTCCAGAAGAAGCTAGGTCAACTATTTTGCATGAGTTGCAACACGCTGTCCAAGAATCCGAAGCATTTGGTGCTGGTGGCAATACCGAAACAATGGATAGATTGATTGGTAAAGCTAAAGAGAGAAAATTTCTCATTGAAAATACTGATGAGTTTAAAGAAGGCAATAAGTTAAATAATGAGTTGTGGGATAAGTACTTTACTGAAAACGCAAACATTGATACTTTAAAAGCTAAAGAAGAAGCATTACTTAAAAAGTATCCAATTCTTCAAGAGCATAGAGAAGCTTCACAAACTGTAAGAATGTTGGGCGATGACCCATACGATGCTTATAGGCGTTTGATTGGTGAAGCAGAAGCAAGACTTGTGCAAACTCGTGCAAATTTGAGTAATGCAGAAAAAAAGCAATTTTTCCCATTTGAGTTTCAAGATGAGAAAAGAAATCCATATGGATTAGATGTTTCTCCAGAATCTTTAATATACTTAGACACTTATGGCAATCTAATTCAAAAAGGTTTTGATGGTTTAAAGTTAAAAGATTCAGAAACTGGCAAAATAACATATCAAATTTTTAATCCTGAAAAGTTATCTGTAAATAAATCTTATATCTCTCCACAACAAGAAGCACTAGATACCGCACAAAGAAACGCTGCATTGCCTGTGGAAGAAGGTGGTCTAGGACTTCCTAAAGACAATACGCCTAAGATGAGGGCGGAGGCTATGGGGTATAACACTCCTGCTTATCATGGAACAACTGTCTGGGAAGCTGAAGATGGTCGTAAACTAGGCGACATTGAAGCATTTAATCGTTTAGCTTCTACTGAGATTGTTGGTCGTAAGCCATCCATTGATCAGATGGGAATATGGGCATCTGATAGACCTGATGCTTCTGGTGCAGGAATGTACTCAGGAAGCCAAGGCGCTATCTATCCATTGATGCTCAGAATGGAAAATCCAAAAGCTACATCATTTGAGCAAATGGCTAGAACAGCTAGTAACTTGTCAGGCGGTAAAGCACTTGGAGCAACAGAAGTTCCAAGAGTCTCTGATGTTGAGCCATATCGCCAAAGACTTAAAGAGCAAGGGTATGACTCATTAATGCTCAGAGCAAAAGAAGGTTCACCTTATACAGAGTTTGTAGACCAGACTGGTTATGTACTGTTAGAGCCTAGCCAAGTAAGAAGCCGTTTTGCTGCCTTTGACCCAATGCGTAGGAACGAAGCAGACATTCTCGCTGGTGTGTTACCATTAGGACTACTAGCAGACGAAGAACAGCGTAAGAAACTATACGAACTGATGCCAAGTCTACTAGGTCAGTAATTACTAACTTAACCTTGACCAACCCTAGAGGAGTCAAACGTGGCTGGAAGACCAATAAATAAACTACATCAAGAGGATGTACGCAAGAAAATACAGGTAAGTCAATTACTAAATGTCTTGCAAAATCATGCACTTGGTATAGATGAAGACTTAAGTCCTACTCGGATGAAAGCAATTGAAATACTATTGCGTAAGTCTATGCCTGATATGGCATCTGTAACAGTAAGCGGAGACTCTGAACAACCACTTCAGCACATAGTTACATGGGCGAAGTAATCGAGATTCCTTACAAACCTAGAGAACAACAACTTGCTATCCATGAACTGATGGACAGTAAGCGTTTTGGTGTTGTTGTTGCTCATAGGCGAATGGGCAAGACTGTCTCTGCAATTAACCATCTAATCAAGGACGCTATCCTCAATCAGAAGGAAGCACCTAGATACGCATACATTGCACCTACCTATGGTCAAGCTAAACGAGTGGCTTGGGACTATCTCGTTAAATACGCTACACCTCTAGGCGGTACTAACAACATCTCTGAGTTGCGAGTTGACTTTTGGGGTAGGCGTATTCAGCTTTATGGCTCTGATAATCCAGAAGCCTTGCGTGGTCAGTACTTTGATTTCGTTATTTTGGACGAAATTGGAGACCAGAATCCTAAGATTTGGACAGACATCATTCGCCCTGCACTAGCTGATAGAAAAGGTGGATGCTTATTTATTGGCACACCAAAAGGTCACAACCACTTCAAAGAACTGCGTGACAGGGCAGTAAGTGAGGATGGATGGGGTTTGCTAGAGTTCAAAGCCTCTGAGACAAAGGTAGTTGATGAGGTAGAACTGAAGGCTGCTCGTAATGAGATGGGTGAGGATAAGTACCGCCAAGAGTTTGAATGTAGCTTTGACGCTGCTGTAGAAGGCTCTTACTATGGGCAAATCCTCAATGAACTAGAAGACAAGCACCATATGCAAGACATTCCCAGAGAGGAACTGAGCCGTACATTTACTGCTTGGGACTTGGGTATGGGTGATTCAACTTCTATCTGGGTTGCTCAGTTAGTAGGTACTGAGGTGCGTCTGATTGACTACTACGAGAATCATGGTGTTGGACTAGACCACTATGTGAAGTGGATTCGAGACAATGACTATGCCAAAGCAGAGCATATCCTGCCCCATGACGTTAGGGTCAGAGAGTTAGGTTCTGGAAAAAGCCGACTAGAAATGCTTGAGGAAGCAGGTCTAGAGATAAAGATTGCGCCAAGAATGGGCTTAGATGATGGTATTCAAGCAGTAAGGCGTTTGCTGCCAAGGTGCTGGTTCAATGTTCCTAAAGTCCAGACAGGTCTGAACTGCCTGAGAAACTACCGCAGAGATTACGATGAAAAGCGTAAGATTTTCTATGAGCGTCCATTGCATGACTGGTCATCGCATGGCTCGGACTCATTCCGCTACTTAGCCCTTGGACTTGATGAAGGTCACAGTACATGGTCTAAACCGATTAACCAAATGCCGAAATGGATTGTCTAATGTATGTAGAGCGTCAGGGTATCAATTTAGCCCCAAAAGTGAAAGAACTTGAATTAAGAATCGAAATGTTGGAAAATGTCATTAAGGAGTTAAAATCGGACAAACCCCGAATGGGACGCCCTCCAAAGGTACTTAATGAGCCAAAACAAGATATGCGGAGTTTATAAGATTACCCACATAAGTAGCGGTAAGTCTTATATTGGCATTTCTAAAAACATCCATCGTAGGTGGATACAGCATAAATCTTGGGTAAACACAAAGAATAGGCGTAGTGCTATTTATGCTGCAATGCAAAAATACGGCATTGATGCGTTTACTTGGCAAGTATTAGAGCAATGTGATGTTGACTCCTTAGAAGCAAGAGAACGCCATTGGATAGTTGTTTTTGATACTTTCCACAATGGTTACAACTTAACTGCTGGTGGTGAGTACAACAAAGAGTTTTCCGTTGAAACTAGAAAACGCATGAGTGAAGTACAAACTGGTAAAAAGCAAAGTAAAGAAACTATTGATAAGCGTATTTCTCGTGGAGAAAATCACTATCGTTATGGTGCTTCTGTTTCAGAAGAAACAAAGGAAAAGATACGGAAAGCACTAACTGGCAGAAAGCAAGACCCTGCTGTAAGTGCCAAGATTGCCAAAAGTAATACTGGGAAAAAGATGTCGCCAGAAGCAATTGAAAAAAGTAAAATTGCTAGAACTGGGATTAAATTTACTGAACAAGCCAAAAAGAATCTATCTGAAGCGCATAAAGGAAATAAGGCTTCAGAAGAAACTAAGCGTAAAATGTCAGAATCTCGTAAAAAGTACCTTGCATTGAAGAAACTAGACTCTATGCAAGCTAGTGTAACTATTCAATAAGGTATGGCTATGAACACAATTGACTTAAAGTCAATCATCCAAGCAGAGGTGGACGACGCGATTGGATTTATTGAGAGTGAGACAGTCAAGCAACGCAAAATTGCACTTGAATATTATTTACGTCAACCACTCGGGAACGAAGTTGAAGGCAAGTCTAAAATCGTTACTGGAGAAGTAGCAGAAGCGATTGATGGTGCGTTACCTAGCTTAGTTCGTATTTTCACAGGCTCAGACAATATTGTTATCTTTGAGCCACAAGGCCCACAAGACGAAGCGTCTGCCAAGCAAGCTACTGATTATTGCAATTGGGTCTTCTTGCGTGACAACGAAGGCGTAGCCATTCTGCATGATTGGTTCAAAGATGCTTTGATGCAGAAGAACGGCATCTTAAAAGCATATTGGGAAGACAAAGAAGACATTACTAAAGAGCGTTACTTTGACTTGTCTGATGACGAGTTGGCAATGCTGATGAGTGATGAAACAATGGAAATTGTCGAGCAAGATACGACAGAGTTTCCAATCTATGACCCAATGGGACAGCCAGTCATTGACCCAACTGGTATGCCAGCAATGGGTTCTACGCACAATGTCGTAGTCCAAAAGCGTAAGAAATCAGGCAAAGTAACGATTGAGAATGTTCCTCCAGAGGAGTTCTTGATTAGCAAGAAGGCTCGTACTATTGCCGACAGCCCATTCGTAGCCCATCGTCAGATGTTGACTCGTAGTGACTTGATTGCTATGGGATTCAACAAGAAGCAAGTTGAAGGCTTGCAGATGGATGATGCACTAGCCTACACACCAGAGCGAGTTGCTCGTTACTCTGCTGGTGAGCAGCCTTACCAAGTGCAGACTGATGACCCATCAATGCAAGAGATTGAGGTCTTTGAGTGCTATGTGAAGACTGACATGAATGGCAAAGGCATTGCTACTCTGACTCAGGTTTTCTACGCTTCAAACGAGATTCTGCAAGATGAGAATGGTAAGGAAGCCGTTGAAGAAGTGGACTATGTTCCATTCCATTCAATCTGCCCTATCCCAATTCCACACAAGTTCTTTGGCAACTCACTTGCTGACAGAACAACTGACTTGCAACTGATTAAGACCACTATCACGCGTCAGATGT